GATCAACAACACAATGATCCCAAGATAAGAAACACGACTACGGTGAGGGTATTGAAGAATCGTTTTGTTGGCCTTACGGGACCGGCTTGTTACTTATATTATGATAAGGACACCGGACGTATGCACGAAACGAGTTGTCCGGTTGAAGACGAGAGCTTTTAATGAAGAAGTACGTCATCGACATAGAGGCAAACGGTCTCAGACCTGATACTGTGTGGTGTATTTGTATCCATGATTTGGAGACAGATGAAGGAACATCTTGGGTAGATACAGCACTCAATGATTTTCCAAAGTGGGTTGAAGATAATAAACCTATAGAACTCATCGGTCACAATATTATTGGATATGACATACCAGTTTTAGAAAAACTATTAAAGGTTGATTTCTCTAACTGTAAAATAACGGACACCCTAGTAATGTCCAGACTTGAATCACCCTCAAGGGAAGGGGGACATTCGTTAGATAATTGGGGTGCATTATTAAACTATCCAAAGGGAGAACATGATGATTGGACAGTTTTTTCTTATGATATGCTATCGTATTGCATACGTGATACTAAACTTAATGTACAGGTGTACAAGGTGTTACTACACAAACTTAGAGGTTTTAGCTCTGAAAGCGTTGATCTTGAGCATCAGGTACAAAGCATTATTACAAAGCAAATTGATCGAGGATGGCTACTTGATCAGGGGAAAGCTTTAGAATTATTAGCCAAACTCAAGGAGAGAAAGAATGAACTGGAAGAGAGCGTTCAAAAAATATTTAAACCGTTACCGGTATTTGTTAAAACTATTGTACCGAAAATTAAAAAGGATGGTACAACATCGGTTGTTGGTTTAAAATTCTTAGGAGATCAATGGGAAACAGTCAGCGGTTCTTTTAGTAGACTAGACTATCCATTGTTCAATCTAGGGTCTCGTCAACAGATTGGTAAGTATTTGCAGTATTTCGGGTGGAAGCCTGAGAAGTTTACTGAGACCGGCCATGCAGTAGTTGACGAAGTTGTGCTAAGTAAAGTCGAGGGAATACCCCAAGCTACACTTATTGGTGAGTACTTGATGATACAAAAGAGAGTCGCACAGATACAAAGTTGGTTGGATGCATTATGGGACGATGGTAGGGTACATGGTTCCGTAAATCCAAACGGTGCTGTAACTGGAAGGATGACTCATTCAGGACCGAACATGGGGCAAATCCCCGCTGTTTACTCCCCTTATGGGAAAGAGTGCCGACAGCTATGGATAGCCCCTGACGGTTATAAAATAGTAGGTATGGATGCAAGTGGACTTGAAGCACGTATGCTTGCACACTACATGAATGACAAGGAATACACTAATGAAATTTTGCATGGAGACATTCATTCGGCAAACCAGTTGGCTACGGGCGTTAAAACTAGAGATCAAGCAAAGACTTTCTACTACGCTTTCCTTTACGGAGCCGGAGATGCTAAAATCGGAGCTATCATCGGAGGAACTGCAAGAGATGGTAAAGAACTTAAGGAAAAGTTCCTTAGAAATACGCCATCTCTTAGAAGACTACGAGAGAGAGTTAGCATGGCGAGCGGAAGAGGCTACGTTCTTGGATTGGATAGGCGCAGGGTCTATGTACGATCAGAACACTCAGCGTTAAATACTTTACTACAATCTGCCGGAGCTATTGTTATGAAGAAAGCTCTAGCATTGTTAGACGAGTACGCTACCAAGTGGAAACTAAACTATCACTTTGTGGGGAACATTCACGATGAAATCCAGACAGAGGTCGAACAAGAGAAGACTGAGGTTTTTGGGAGGCTCGCCTGTAGCTGTATCGAAGCGGCCGGCTTGCACTTCAATCTCAACTGTCCACTCGAAGGCGAATACAAGGTTGGAAACTCGTGGGCCGAAACCCACTAAAGGGGAGAACCAAAGTGGAAAGGACAACTGAAACTCTAGTTAGAGACATCTACGATTTGATGATAAACAGGAAACCACCTAAAAATGTGGATGTGGATGAAGAGATAGAACGATTCGGAGAAGCAGTAAAAGCTCTGATGAAAAAAGAGTTTTCTGATGACAGGATAAAAGATAATAAAAGAAAACTTAGGCTATCTAGTATAGGTAGAACAGATAGGTATTTATGGAACGCATTTCATAGTACTAAAGCTGAAAAAATATTACCGCACACTTATGTTAAGTTTATGTATGGACATTTAATTGAAGAGTTACTTTTGTTTCTTACTAGATTATCCGGACATAAAGTTACTGACGAACAAAAAGTTTGTGAGGTAGAGGGGGTAATAGGACATATGGATTGCAAGATAGACGGTATTGTTACAGACGTTAAATCTGCAAGTCCATATGGGTTTAAGAAGTTTAAAGAAGGAACCCTGGCATTTGATGATCCCTTTGGATACATCGATCAAATCAAAGCATACGCACATTCAGAAGGTGAGCGAGTATTTGGTTGGCTTGCTATGGATAAAACAAACGGACACTTGACTTTTTTAAAGTATGATCTCGATGACGATAAGGCATCTGTATACTCTGTTTTAAACGAACAGGATATAGTTGATAGGGTGAAGCATGTAAAAAAGCTAGTAGAGCAACCGGAGCCGGAGTCTCTTTGTTACGAGCCTATTCCAGATGGCAAATCAGGAAACTTAAAGCTTGCTATTGGTTGCTCTTACTGCCAATTCAAAAGGCATTGCTACCCCAATTTAAGAATATTCAATTATTCCTACGGTCCAAGGTTTTTAGCAAAGGTCGTAAATGAACCTAAAGTACAGGAAATAATAGTCAATGAATAAGTTATTTAGATCAGGACTTGAAGAGTCTATCCGTTTGAAACTAAACAAACAGTTTAAGTATGAGCCTTACAAGATACCTTACATAATACAAAAGAATTACTTGCCTGACTTTGTACATGAAAAGAAAAAGATATTGATAGAAGCTAAAGGTTTTTTTAGAGTTGGAGATACGAAGAAATACACATCAATACGTGACTCCGCTCCTGATTGGGAACTAGTTTTTATATTGTCTAACCCAAACAAAAAAGTACGTAAAGGCAGTAAGATATGTATGGGTAAGTGGTGTACAAAAGAGAAGTTTAAGTTTTATACAATAGATAACATTGAAGTCTTGTTAGATTATGTGAAGGAGAAAAAATGCTGACTTTTGATGAATTGTTGGAAGAGATAGCTGAAACACACGATGTCGAGTTAATATGTGAGACCTTAGAAATAACTCCTATGGATTTACTAAAAAGATTTGAAGATAGGACTATTCGTTGGTTACATGAAAACTATTACGATAAACCAAAGATGGAAAACGATGATGAAGAATAAAGAAGATGAAGAAATATATAGACCTAAGCACTATAACTGTGGTACAATAGAGTGTATAGAAGCTATTGAAGAATCCATGTCATCACATGCGTTCAAAGGTTATCTCAAAGGTAACTGTATGAAATACTTGTGGCGGTATGATTACAAAGGGAAACAAGTACAAGACTTAGGTAAGTGTAAGTGGTACTTAAATAAATTAATCGGTATAGTAGAGGAGGAAAATAAATAGATGGACCAGTACCAACAGTTTATACACAAATCTCGATACGCCCGTTGGCTATCAGATGAAAACAGAAGAGAAACTTGGGAAGAAACGGTACAAAGGTACGTAGACTTTTGGGTTAATCGTGGACAGATAGACGATAAGACAGCTAAGAAAATATACAATGCGATTTATAACTTAGAAGTCATGCCATCTATGAGATGTCTAATGACTGCCGGTGAAGCTTTAGACAAAGACAATGTAGCGGGATTTAATTGTAGTTATCTGCATATAGATTCCCCTAGGTCTTTTGATGAGCTTATGTATGTTCTTATGTGCGGAACTGGAGTTGGATTTAGTGTTGAAAGAAACTTCATTAATAAAATGCCAGTTATCGCTGAGAGCTTCCATGAGTCCGATAGCGTGATTGTAGTAGCGGATAGTAAGATAGGGTGGGCCTCATCCTTTAGAGAGCTTATAGCTATGTTATATGCCGGTAAAATACCACAGTATGACGTAAGCAAAGTAAGACCGGCCGGAGAAAGACTAAAGACCTTTGGTGGTCGAGCGAGTGGACCTGAACCTTTGGTTGATTTGTTTAAGTTTTGCATAGATGTTTTCAAAAAAGCAGCGGGTCGCAAATTAACGTCCATTGAGTGCCATGATATCTGCTGTAAGATAGCGGACATCGTAGTGGTCGGTGGTGTTAGAAGATCAGCGTTGATTAGTTTATCTAATTTATCTGATCAAAGAATGGCTAGAGCTAAGTCTGGTGACTGGTGGCGAAACGAAGGACAGCGTAGGTTAGCTAACAATAGCGTAGCGTACACAGAAAAGCCTGACTTTGAATCGTTTCTAGCTGAAATGCAAAACCTGTATGAATCCAAAGCCGGAGAGAGAGGAATCTTTAGTAGAATTGCGGCACAGAATATTGCGGCACGAAACGAAAGGCGTGACCCTGATCAAGACTTTGGAACTAACCCTTGTTCTGAGATTATACTTAGATCAAATCAATTCTGTAATCTTTCAGAGGTAGTTGTAAGACCTCAAGATGATCTCAAGTCTTTGAAAAAGAAAGTTGAGATTGCTACCATTATTGGTACGCTACAGGCTACATTAACTAACTTCAGATATCTCCGTAAAATATGGGAAAAGAATACCGAAGAAGAAGCTTTGTTGGGCGTTAGTTTGACTGGTATTATGGACCACGACCTTTTACAGATGCCTGAAGATGCCACGATTATGTTAAAGAAGTGGCTAACGGAGATGAAAAATGTCGCAATCAATACTAATAAAATATGGGCTGAACGCCTTGGTATTAATCAGTCTGCCGCTATCACTTGTGTTAAGCCTAGTGGTACGGTTTCTCAGTTGGTTGACTCTGCTAGTGGGATTCACCCTAGGTTTTCTAAGTATTATATTAGGAGAGTACGTGGAGACCAGAAAGACCCGCTTTCTACCTTTATGGAAAAATCAGGATTCCCTGTCGAACAAGACTTAATGAACTTGTCCAATTTGGTATTTAGTTTCCCTGTCAAGTCTCCAGATACTAGTGTTTCAGAAGACAAAAAGATTAGTGCTCTGAAACAGCTAGAGCTTTGGGAGACATATCAAAACTATTGGTGCGAGCATAAGCCAAGCATCACAGTATATTATACGGATGATGAGTTTTTGGAAGTTGCTCAATGGATATGGAATAACTTTGATATCTGTTCTGGTATTAGTTTGTTGCCTTTTAGTGATCATGTTTATCAACAAGCTCCTTATGAAAAAATCTGTGAAGACAGATATAATGAGTTGGTTAGTGCCATGCCAAAAGATGTGAATTGGAATGACCTGTCAAACTTTGAATCGGAAGATAATACAACCGGCTCTCAGGAATTGGCATGTGTTGGTACTTCATGTGAGATACAGTAGATAAAACAAAGGGGTCTTAATTGACCCCTTGTTCTTCCTTACTATTTGCTATCGCTACTCCTGTTATACCCGCTCCGGTCAGAAGTCCCGCTCCAAGTAATTTAGCTCTTGAAGCATTAGCGGCTAATATGTCTTTTTGAGTAGGCTCTGCCTTAGCCTCTACTAATACTCTTCTCAAATATTGAGGCCCAGACTCGTTTTTATTTGGTTTTATTTTTGTTTTTTGTCTTGCTCGTTTTACTGCGTTTTTAGTTTTTCTAGTTAGTGTATTTTTAAATTGATTTGGATTAAATACGTTAGCACCTACGCCCATTTTAACTTTTACTAAAGGACTTGCTGTTACTAGTCCTGAACCCGAAGGAGGGTTTACTCCTAAAATATCGTGACCATCATTAGTCATACTATAAAAATGTTTTTTCTTAGTATCTATTGCAAAAAAGTTATTCATTCCTCCTAAATCTTTTTGCATTTTAGAAACAAAAGATTGTTGAGTAAAGACATGACCTTCCGGTACTTTAATTTTGTCATAATCTATATGGTTAACAATATTACCTTTTTCATCTGATAATCTAGCTAATTTTACTTTACCTGTAGTTAATAAGCCATTAAAAGTGTTTAAAACTTTTTGTTGTATTTTACCGGAAGGCTTCTTTCCGGCCCTTTGTCTAGCTCTGGCTTGTAATATTTGGTAAGCAAGATTAGTACTTTTCATTTCCTCAGGAAGTTGAGCTATTTGTTTTATTTGTTTAACAACGTCAGGAGAAAGAGTAGCACTTATTTGAGAAGCTTCTATAATATCCTTTTGAGATAGTTTTCTTTTTGGATCATTAAAGGTTGTTTTTAAGTAGCCTTCATACTTAGAAAAGTTTTCACTTTTTAAAAATCTAGCTAAATTAGCTCCGTCTGACATTGTTCCTGAGGCATCTCGTAAAGCAACATAACCACTAGCTAACGGGTCTTTTACCTGATACTTAAACTCTAAATTAGGATTTAAACCTCTATCAACTAAACTTCTACGTTGGTGTGGACCTTGAGTTAAATGACGTACTGCCCTATCGACTACTACATCAGGGACCATATCATTTTTGTTTTTCCTGTTTCCATTTCCTATTAAAGTTTTAAGAACCTTTGTATTAGTAATGTTAGTTCCTAGGTAATGTATTTTACCAAAAGTTTCCTGTATCAAAGATTTTGGATTTGGATCGATTTGATTAGCCATGCTTATTGCAGTACCTATCGGGCTAATATCTCTTGTTTCGGAAGCAATCTCTTTTGCTTTTTCTTCAGTAACACCCCGTACTCTATAGTTAGCCCTAGCAACGGGATCAATGCTTTCTCGTATTCCCGCTCCTGTCTTACCTAGGAAGGATGATCCAAAAGTTCCTAACTGACCGACTGGTCCTACTTTATAAAAGTTTTTACCTTGATCAGTTGGTACACTTTGTGCAATACGATTCATAAGATTAGGGCCGCTACTTAACATTCCTCTAGCACCTCGAGCAATCTTAGGCCCAACTACGGGAAGTGCTCCTATGCCTAACATAGCGGAGGCTGTACCTACGTTCCCCTTTTTAGCTTCATTAACTATGTCTTCTCCAAAGAATAAAGCACCAACCGGACTAAACTCAAGAAGAGTCATTAAGTCATTAGCTTTTTGTACTGCCTCGCGTTCTGTATCAAAACCCAACGGTTGAGCATATAAAAAGTCAGATATTAATCCTCTTGATCTACTTCTAAGTGTAGGATCGTCAGGCAATAATTTCTGTTCTGCCATATTAATTACTCTGTGGTCTAAAGTAGTTTCTTAGTTCAGCCTGTTCTTCTTCAGATAGTCCATCCATTACATCACTAATAACAGCGGCTACTGCTTTTTCTCTTAGTTCTTCATTAATAAACTTTTTCTTATCTAAAGCAATTAGTCTATTAACTGCTTTTTTGTTAGTAGCCATTTTAGCTAAAAAGATAGGAGCAGTCAAAACAACTGCGGGAGTAAGAATAGCTCCTACGGTTCCTCCTAGGGCGTAACCTCCCGCTCCTGCCGCTGACATTGTTAAGCCTTGGGCGAGAGATAATCCTTCTGTAACAGATGAATATTCTTTACTTCTTAAGAATAAAGTACCTAAAGTACCTTCAGGTCTTTTACTTGCATCAGCAAACAAATTAAATAATTTTTTAACCGTAGTATAATCTTCACCCATGATAATTTTTAATCTTTTATCCTCAGCAGGTCTACTAAATGTTGAAGCTAGTTTATTATAAGTAGCAATATCAAAATCTGGAGACCCGCTAGTAGGTAATAAGGTTTTTAGAAAAGACTGTTTAACTGCTTGTTTTGCTTCTTTTGCAGTACCATAAGGTATATCTATAGGAAATCTTGACCTTCTTCCTATTTGTTTATAAGCCTCATCTATACTTCTCATAAAAGCAGATATTTTATCTGTATTAGTTTGAGTTGTTAAAAGTTTACCTAACGCTTCAAAGTCTTCTTTTTCAGCATTGTTAATTACAGTATCATTTATTTTAGGAAATAAAGTATTTCTAGCAATTTTATAATCTGTTTTTAACGCTCTATATTGCGCTGACGCTTTTGGATCAGCTTGTTTAAGTGTATTTAAAAGAGAGTTTTTTAATAAATCTTGAAGTTCACCTAGTTCTCTATCAGCAGTAGTATTATAACTAGGTGAATTTCTATCTCCAAATTGTTTTATTTGTTGAGTAATTTTTTTATCTATAGCTAACAAAGTGTTTGCAGACATATTTGGAAGCTCTAGTGTTTTTGTTAGTTGTTCATTAATAAACTTAACCGTTGCAGGGTCTAAAGTGGACACATTTTTTGTTTTTCTCCCTCCACCTACTACGCGAACGCTTGCTTTATCTAACTGAGCAACAGACTTACCCTCAATAATATCAAAAGTTTTTTCAGTATTTTGTTTTAAGAAGTTTTGCAACGCATTTTTTACTCCAGTAGCGTTTACTGTTTTATTTACTAATTGTGATTGTATAAAATTTAAACCTTCTTCATATGTTTCACTAAGAGCTATACGACCTGCCGATACAGTATCAAACATTGCATCTCCTATATCGGAAGGTGCTATGCCTGTTCTTAGATCAACTCTTGTCATTACTTCATCTAAAGCTTTTTGTGCGGCCTCATTTACTTTTGCAATGTTTCTTAAACTTTCTTGACCAGATAAAAGACCGGCTTCCGCTATCTTTTCACTAAAAATTTCTAATGCTGAAGCTTTTCCAGTTTGAAACCTAGTTAAACTAGAGCCTTGACCCTCAAGTATTTTTTGTGTCTGTGCTAGTGATTCTTCGGAACCTGCTTGAGATACTTTAGAACTAGACGCTATCTCTTCTGCTACTTCTTTTGGTGTAAAACCTAGTGCTTTTTTGGAAGCTAAAAATGCCGGTTTAATTACTTTTCCTGCACCTAGTGTTCCTACGTCAAATCCTATAGATATTAAAGATTCTTTAACTGCTTTATCAAAGTCTAATTCATCTTTAGTTAAATAGTCGGAAGTTAAAGAACCTGTTCCTGTACCTAAAGCACCTCCTAATACCATACCTACAGGAATCAAAGGAGGAACACCAGTCATTGCACCTGCTTTTGCTCCTGCTAAAGCTCCTCCAATACCAAAAGGTATATCAAGATTGCTTTTTAAAAAACCTGCTTCATTTTCAACGGTAGCAACATTAAAATCTTCAGCATTTGCTAATCCATTTTTAATTGCTTTATCTTTTAATACTTCCGGACTAATGTTTGCAGGAACTCCCTCAATAATTGTACCATTAGGAAGCTCAATGTTTACTAGCTCTGTCATTATTATTCCTTATGTTAAATCGGAAAACTTAATTGTTTTTTGTGTGCTTTTTGCTTTTTCAGGAATAAGCTGTTTAATTGCTTGATTATAATCATTATATTGTTCATTATTAAGATAAAGTCTTCCTGCTGAAATACTATCTTGTATTTCTTTTGTTAAAGCCCTAAGTATTCCTCTGTTAGCTTCGTTTCCTTTTCCTAAGTTTGCATAAATACGTTCAATCGCGGCCCTTTCTCCTTCAGAAATAACACCACCAAATAAAGGTTTTAAAGACTTATACATTTGTTGCCCTAGAATAACTTCTAGTTCGGCTTTGTCTGCTGTAGTAACTCCAAAGAAATCAGACAAACCATAAGCTACTAAATTTATTGGTCCTCCAGTTGAAACAGAATCTAATAAATCTAAAGCTTTATCTACTTTATCTTTTGAAGCTGTTAAAGAAGGAATATTTTCAATAGCATTTAATCTTTTTTTACCGTACTCTTCTTGAAGTTTAGCGTCTACTTTTCCTTCTCTTTCTTGAACAGCGGTTTCGCCTGAACTTTTTAATTGAGTAACTTTACCTATAGGCTCACCTCCAGAGCCTCCAATACTAGAGAATTCCGTTCTAGTTTCTCCGGTAAGAGGGTCTTTTACTTGAGTTCCATAAAAGAGACTTCCTTGTTCATCTTTAAAAATATCTGATCCTCCAAACTGTTGTTTGTTAGTTCCCGACATTGGCATCATTTGTTTAAAGTTGTCAGGAGTTAAAACACCTGATTCTGCTAATACATCTAAACCTATTTCATCTGGAAATGCTACTTTTAAATAATCAGCAAAAGCTTTTCTTTGAGATTCTTCTTCTAATTCTCTTGTAATCTTATCTGCTTCACTAGACCTTTTGTTTCTTACTCCAGTAGCTAAAGTTGCCGCTCTGATAGGATCATAAGGAGCTATCATAGTTATTAATGACTCAAGATCGTCTAAATTAGTTAAATCTAAAGCATTTAAGTCTTGTCTTAACTTTTGTGCTTTTTCTTCTTCAGTTGGAGGAAGTGGAGGTAATCCTAGTAATCCTCTAACTCCTCCTGCAACACCTCGTCCTGCTTTACCTATTTGCTGAGTATTTGCCCTCATTCTATTTAAAATATTAACTTGAGGATTGGAAGTAATTGGAGGTAACTGCTGAGTCATGCTAGTCCCAGTTAGTAAACCTACTAAATCATTAATAGCCATTAAAAACCACCTCCACCGCTAAGATTGCCCCCAGTACTGCCGCCACTTCCGGCCATTGCCGCGTTTGCAAAAGCAGTTTCTAGGTTACCAAATAAATTATTAAAGAAACCAGACCTTGCGCTGTCCTTTTCACTTTGCATATCTAACAAGTTTAAACCTTGATTTCCATAGAAACCTAAACCACCTAATGTAGCCATTAGATTATTTTTAGCTCCTGCTAGTTGTCCTCTTTGTGCTATTTCGGAACCTGCAAGACCTAACCTAATTAAGTCTTGAATTTGTTTATTTCTGCTATCACCTGCTCCTAGTAATCCTTGAACTAATCCAAAGTCTTGGACTTGATCTCTCCTTGCTTGTCCATAAGATCGGAACAATGCTTCATTTCTAGCTCTTTCTCTAGCTAAATCTAATGCAAGTTGCTCAGGAGTTCCACCAAACATTGAAGTTCTTAAGCCCTGCCTTCCTTGTCTTCTTAATCTGCTTTCAAGAGCTAACTGTCTTTGTTCTTCTTCGGGCCTCTGTATGGCTCTTAATTGCTCATAGAGCTGTCCTGCTTTATCAAAAGGGTCTCCCCCTAGTTGATCAAGAAACATGCCTGAGGCGGCAAATAAACGGTCCTGAAGGGCTTGTTGCTGAGGAGATAGGTTTATGTTAAAACCTCCCTCTGCTGTAGCGTCAGCACCTCCTATTGAAGACGTAACACTAAAAGGTCGAAACTGAGAATCATCTCTAGCTTCCTGACCGGCATCGGTATACCGTCCTAGCATTTCGTCCATAAAATTTCTTTGTCTTTTTATGGCTCTTTTAGAGTCTTTATATCCTAAAATGCCAGACACTATGTCTCCAAATAATGACATTTAATACGTCCCTCCACTTATCGTTCCTGCTAAATTTCCCGCAATATTAGCGGCTGTTATTGTTCCTGCTAAAGTAATATTTGTAGCATTAACTGTTCCTGTAAAAGTAGGACTAGCTAAGTCTGCTTTTGTTGCTATATGTGTTGCAATATTAGTAAACTCTGTGTCTATCTCAGCACCTTTAACTATTTTATTAGCATTACCAGAAGCCAAAGAGTCTTTTGCTGTAAAGTTTGTTGTTTTAGTATAATTAGACATTATATTGTTCTCCCTAGTAATACACTTAAGTCTATTTGTTGTATTGAATACTCCGCTCCGTTAATAGTAGTTTCAAGACCTATAGTTAAAACTGTTCCGCTTCCTGTTCCATTAACTTCTGGATTTTGTAAATCAAGTCCTCCTGAGTATTCAGCAGAAGGACCAGTTACTGTATTTCCATTTATATCTTGTGTAAAATCTACACCGACTTGACCGAACTCGCTTATTCCATATTCCGCTAAATTTGTTTGTTGATTAGTATTTACGAATAATTGTTTATTAAAATTAGTTGAATAATCATAAGCCCAATTTAGTACTGTCTCAGATGAATTATTACCTATAACCCTTATTTTAAGTTTTTTAAGAAATTTTATATTTGAGGAATTACCAAAATTCATAGGATTACTAAAATATCTTAAATCATAATCGGTTGTTTGATAAACACCGCTAACTACTTCAGTATCGTTAAATCCAAAGTATTTATATATTCCTCCTAATTTACCTATTAGTAAATCTCCATTTTTTCTAACACAAAAACATTTAGGATTCATTTCAGACCAAGTTGTTGCTCTATAGGTTCCGTCCTCTAAAGGAGACCTAATATCAAAACAAAGCACAGTATTGCTAGTAGGAAACGTAAGTAAATAAAAAGCCTCTTGTGTGCTATATGCTGATTTTATAGGCAATGTTTCCTGAGTAATTAAGTCTAACACATCATTTCTAATGTTTTTACTAACATTTCTCATAGGCAAAGATTTTTCCTGTATTACTCTACCTAAGCTTCTTACTCCTGTATCTGATAAAAATAAAATATCAGTTCCTATGTTTTGTATTGAATCTCTATCTATACACCCAACGCCTTCTATTGTGTCAGATAAAGAAAAAGCTCCTTCCGTTATTACATCATCTGGGTTTTTATAAATTAGTATTTCATGCCTACCAAAAATAATTAAAAAACCATTGTGTGCTTGTAGTGAAACTATTTCATCTGCACCTGATGTCCAAACTTCTCTTACATCTAAATCTCCTGCTGATGAAGTCTCCGTTTTAGGTATTGTTTTCCAAGTTGTACCATCTAAATCATCTGAAAAATGTATTGTACTTTTATCACTTGCTGTATCTGTTACCCAAACTCTACCAAAAGCGGCTAATGCTTCATTACCTTGAGGAGCGTTTGTATTTGCTACAACAGAAGTACCTGTAGTATAAACTAAAGGAACATGACCAGTTTGAAAAAAATAAACTTTATTAGCTAAATTTACTATTTTCCAATTATTAGCTAATATTGAATATCCATTAGGTAAACCTAATTCAGTTAAAGTAGTATCGCCTTTATATATTTTATTATTACCAGTAGAAAATAAAGTAACTGCACCATCAAGATTAGTAGCTTCAAATATAGTTTCAATATTTTTAGTAACATCAGCATTGCTTATTCTACTTAAACCTTTTCTTGCCCCTATTCTTCCTTGCTTGTCTATAACACAGTTGTTAGCAACGGAAGCAAAATTAGGATTAATACCTACAGGGGAATCTTGGGTATTTATTCCAAAAAATCCTGGAGCCTGTATAGTAAGTTGTTTTATTTGTTGGGCCATTATACGGGTTTCCAAATAGTTTCTTCTTCCGTTCTTCCTACGTCTAATGCAATTCTATCCGCTAATGTTTGATCTGCAATTCCAAAAAGTTCTGCGGCAGATGTTCCTCCAGTTTCTCCACGTTCTCTGGCGGCTAAAGCATAAGCGTATTGTATTACTGCGTCTGAAGGTACAAATAAATTGTCACTATCTGATGACATCCTAGCTTTTT